CGCGATGATGGCTTCCATGGTCTGGTCGAGAACGTCGGCCACCTTGCGGAAGTCTTCAGCATCACCGGCGGCGTATGTCCATGGGTTATGGATCATCAACATCGCGTTGGAAGCGATCACCACGCGGTGGGCACCGCACACAGCCACACTGGCCGCACTCGCTGCCAGTGCATCGATCCGCCCGGTGCAGCGTTCGCCCAACCGCGACAGCGCGTTGTGCATGGCCAGCCCGTCGAACAGGTCGCCACCGATGCTGTTGAACGCGGCCACCACCGGTGAAAAACCGTCATCCATGGCGCGCAGATCCTGCACAAACTGATTGGCAGTGATGCCCCACGCGCCGATCTCGCCATAGACGAAAACTTCGATTACTCGCTCGGTGGCCTCGCCGCTGGCATGAACGGCGTACCAGGTCTTGTCCTGTACCTCGACGCGTTTGCCGGCGCGGTTGTAAATACGCGGTTTCGCGGTTTTGCTCATGGTTGCTCCTTGTCGTCGTTGTCTTCGACGGCATCAAGGGTGTTGTAGTTGAGGCCCAATGCGGTGGCGCGCGCCAGATCGGCAGCGTTTTCCAGATCGACCGTTTCGGCGTCGTAGCCAGTGCGCAAAACCATCTCGCTGCGCGACGAAAAACCGGCTCTAACCTCCATCGCTCGCGCCTGCACGTCCTGCACTGGCTGGATGTAGGCCCAACCTTGTGGTACCCAGCGGGTGCGCAGGTATTGGCGGCGCTTCTGTGCGTAATCGTCCAGCACCAAGACACCCGACAGCACCGCCATGTCCATCCACGCGGCCCGAACCGGGCGGCAGAGTTGATGCACGTAGACGCTGAACTGCAGTTGTTCCAGGCGGCGCCGAAACTCGTTGAGTACCACCCGAAGCGCTCGATCGTTGATGCCGCGCATGTCGCCGGTGAGGATCTCGTAAGGCGTGCCCGATCCCGCTGCTGCAGCCATCAATTGCTGCCGCATGAAGTCTGGGTAGTTGTTACCCGCGTCCGGCGGTTTGGAAAACTCAACCTCCTCACCCGGCCCGAGTTCCTGCATGGTGCCGGGTTCGAGCGCGACCATCGGGGTGAACCCGTCGCGATCAAGATCCATCAGAGCGCCGGTGACCGGATCCCGTGGCATTTGCCCGGAGTCCGGCGCCGGACGACTGATAAAGCCAGCAAACAGGTTGGCCACTTCCTGACGGAACAGCACCGCGTCGTCGTAATTGTCGAGACTGCGCAGGCGTTTGAGCACCGGCGACAATCGAGGCACACCGCGCAGTTGTCCTGGCTCCACCGGTTCGAAAATGTGCAGCACCTGCGCGGCCGGCACGCGCACTAGCTGGTTGTAGCCGGCGTTCAACGAGGCCGAGTCACGCGGATGCGACAGGTACATCCAATACGCTACCCGCTTGCCGCCGGGGGTGAACTCGATGCCGGCGCGGATAATGTTGCCGCTCTTGGTGCTCTCGAATTTGTCGTGCGGCACGAACTCCGGCGCCAGAATCTGCAACTGCAGCGGAACCGCCAAGCCTTCGTCCCGACTGCGAGGACGCAAACGAACAAAGCATTCACCCGATGTTTCCACCGTGCGCGCCACCAGCGCCTGCTGGCCATAAAAGTCGGTGCGATCATCCGCATCAGACTCATCGACCCAATCGCCCCAAAGCTCCTGCAGCAGTTTGCGCAATGCTTCATCGTCGGTCGTTGGCCGTGGGGTGATGCCCGTGCCGATCAGGTTGCTGACGCGCTTGTCGATCACGTTGAAGGCATACGGATCATTGCGAACCGCTGCCCGGGAGCGCGACCGCAAATTGCGCAGTGCCGGGGTGTTGATGCTGTTAATCCCGTTGTCGGGAGCGTCCCAGCCAGCGGATCGGCGGCCCTCACCAGCGCCTTCGTAACTGGCCTTGATGTTGGACGGCAACACAAATCCGTTACGGGTCAGCGTCGGAAATTGGCGGGCCATCAGACCCCCTTCCCTGAGTGGTACAGCCGAACCACGCGCGAACGTGGCCCGGCGGCGCTGGCCAGCGACGAGCGTATTTCCTCGCGCGCCTTAAGCAGTTCATCGACCGTGCGGTATTCCACGGTACGGTCGGTGTAGCGCACAGTTTTTTCACCGCGAGCAATGGCCGCCTCAACCGCGTCGAGGTGCTTTTTCGTAAATGACATATCAGCGTCTCTTCAGGTAGCCACTGGTGGAACTGCGGCGTTGTGGGGGAGCGGTTGGCGGACGTGATTTCACGGCTGGTTGCGGCGCCTGTGGCGCTGCCGGTGTTACGACTGGCCGACTGAGCCGTTCGCTCTGAACGGGCTGGACACTGTCGCCCGAAACCGACTGGTAGACCGCCTGCCGAATCCGCGACCAATCGTGATCTTGGTAGCGATTGATGCCGAGGTAATGGGCCATGGCCAGGTTGTACACCAACAGATCAAGCGCTTCGTTGCGCTCGGCCTTGCCCTTTGTCCATTCGATGCGCTTATGCCCCCTGACGTAACGGGTGACTTTGCGCTCAGCCACGCACTGAGCGAAAAAGTCATCCGGCAGGTCGTTGGCAAGGTGCAGCGCCCCCGGGCCGGTGTCGAACACATAGCGGTTGTAGATCCAGTCCTTCGCCGTGTCGGTACCAACAATCCAAAGCTCGGCGCCATGCCGTTCAGTCAGGCCTTTCCACGTCACGTCGACCATCGAAGGTCGCTGCGCGATCACCGGCCGGCCCCGCTTGCTCGCGCCCTTGATGGCGAACACGCTGCGCCAGCGGCGAATACGACAGAACTGATAGACCTCGTCCGTATGGTTACCACCGGAGTCGACTGCAGTAGCCATGATGATCAGCTCAGCACCACAAGGGTGTCGGTAACGGGCCTTGAGTAACTCATCCAGCGCCGCCCAGGTGCGCTCATCTGCGGGGTCGCCGTTGATCACTTGGAAGTCGACCACCCAGCGTTCCATGCCGACACCCCACCCCATCACCATCAGTTCCAGACGGTTGGCTTGGGTGTCAACAGAAGCGGTCAGCATCAACACGCCCTCAGGCATTGAGCCAAGCCCGTAGCTTTCCAGTCGAGCCCGATCCCTCAGCACATCGGCTGAGGTTTGCTCCTGAGCGCTATCCCAGACCTTTGCCAGACGGGTGTTATAAAACACCTGCATCGGCTCCAGATCGCCTTTGGCCTGAGCCTTTTTAGCCTTCTCGAATTGCTTGGCCAACGAGGCCCAACCCGTCCAGCCAGGCGGCGAGTACAACGCGTTCAAGTTAAAACCAATGGTTTCGCCATCGCCTTGGGTGTGTGATCGCCACTCCCCTTTCGCGAGCATCTCGCCCTTATAGCGCTCCTCGATCAGCACGTCGCAGTCGGGGCCGGCACATTGGTAATGCACAACCTGATAATCCGCCGAGTAATGCAACCGCTCCCACTCCAGAACCTGCATGTGTTCACAGGTTGGACACGGCACGTAGTAGTAACGCTGATCGCTGACCTCAAACAGATCAGCGATCCGTGACGCCCCCCTGATCGTCGGCGAACTGGAAAAATAAAATTTGGCGTTACGGCCGAACGTACTGCCGCGCGTCTCGGCCAGTTCGACCGGGTCGCCCTCTTCACCCACGTCCACACTCCAGCGATCAACTTCGTCACCGTAGATGTAGCGTGCGGAAAGCTCCGCCAGGTTGGCCGCAGAACCGGCCGTGGTGATGTACAGCGAACCGCCCTCGAACTCCTTCGTGTCCATGGTGTTGCGCGCATCTCGCGAGCGGTTGGACGCCACGCGCTCACGCAGAACCGGCGTAGCCTTGATGGTTTTACCAATCCGCGACGATACCCGCTTGGCCAACCCCAGACTTGGCAACAACGTGAGGATGTTGGACGGGGCCATATGGATCAGGCCGCCGATCCAGTTCAAGGCGATCTGCGTTTTCATCAGCTGCGAAGCCACCATAGTCACCACCCGCTTGCACGGGTGGGCTGGTGACAGACAGCGCATAGGCTCACGCGCATAGGGGGTACGCGAAGTGTGGTATTGACCAGGCTCGGCCGCACCGGTGTCGCGCGGGATGCGCATGTACTCGTCGGCCCACTGATCAATCCAGACATCTGGCTCTGGTCGCTGCCCACGGAAATACGCTTCGCGGTACACCGTCGCACCGTTCGACATTTCTAAGGACATAGGGTTAGCTCGGGGTAATGGCTTGTTCTAGATCTGCTGCTGATAGCCGCTCAGCATCTTCCAGTGTTTGTCGTAAAGCCGACGTCAGACGCTTTTCGATTTGCCATGGATCAGACAGCGAGGCCAGTTCCGGCGATAGCTGTGGCGCCAGTCCAAGCAAAAGATCGCGCAGTAAGCGACCGGCGTTATAGGCCGCATTTTCGACCGCCTTGCGCTCTACCAAGGTTCCTTGGGCTTTAAGGAAGTTGTTTTTTTCCTGAAGCGACAGGTAGTGCTCGCGAAGCGCGCGTGACCTTTGAAAGTCGGGTACCTGACCAGAGGGGTCATCTACAAAGTCTGCGATGACTATTTCCAGCGGTGGCTGATCACCCCGATTGGGGCGATTGCGCTCATGTCGAGCGGCGACGGCGGCCTTGCTCGGGTCGCTCGTCATGGCCAGAAGCTTCTCGCTGGCCTCCACATCAATCTTACCGGCGGCATTCAGAACCAGTCGTTGATTCTTGACCAGCTTGCCAACGTACTGCCTCGACCACCCCTTCAGCTCGCAGTACTCCTTGCGAGTTACAAAAGCCATGCGGCCTCCATCGTCTTGGCTTGTCGATCCTGTCAACTAACCCGGCTTAGTTGACAAGCCTTCTGGCCATTGCACAGGGGCTGGTGTTCAATAATTTGAACAGGTGTAAAAATGCCTGAAACCCCAATAGAACCGGGGGGAATCAACTAGAAAACACTGTGTGAGATCACGCAAATTCTGCCGCTGACAACCCGGCATTCCTTGTCAACCTGTCAACCGCTGTCAACTAACTTTCCAGCCCTGTGGCTAACGCTTTCCCGCGGGTTTCCGACCCCGTATCCTTTGAATATCCTCAGGGGCCCCGGCGGTTTTCTGCGCCAAAACGGTGCAACGCCGCTCGTGTGGCCGAGCTAGGCGCCGCACCGGCACCACCTCATTTATCATTCATGCTGGAATCTGATGGTGGAGAGCTGACCCCCGCCTTCCTTGCCAAAAATTGCGTGTAGAGGCCTCCCGCGACATCGGCGCCAATAACCGCGATCACGATGCCCAGTCCTGCGGCCAAATACAGGTTGTTCCAGATCGCCATTGCGAGCAGCAAAGTGGCCATTCCCAAAAGGCCGGACGCGAGAAACCGTAACGCTACGCGCTGAAGGATCTGCTGTAGACCGAGGTCGCTACCTGATGCCCTCAGCATCTCCCCGGACAAACCGGCCATGCTCAGCAACACCAACAGCCACAACGGCACATCCACGAGAGCCTGTTGCTCCGAGTTCATTTGCAGTCCTCAAATAAGTTTGGCCCCACGTCACTGTCATCCGCTTGAAGCAAAGAGCCAGGCGTAGGGCCAAAAACGAAAAAGCCCTGCTCGATGGCAGGGCTTGAATGAAAGGCAGAAAGCAAAAAGCCCAACTCTAGGGTTGGGCTTTGCTCGCGGAAAAACCGCAAAGTAACTTAAAAACTACAGAGTGAAACCGGTCTTGTCAATTAATCAATTTCGCTATGACAGACTCAGCTTCCGCTGGACTTGCTTTGAGCAGTTTGAATGCACTCCATCGCTGCCGCGATATACTTTTCGTGGTATTCAACAAATTGCGCTTGGTCGCTACCCACTAACCCTTGCCAAGACATCGCGGCGTCTGTGGAAGCGTTTCCACAGCTCCTGAACGGCGCGAACAACACGCGGAAACGCGCACCTTCGTCATCAAGCTTGTTCAAAGCAATTGCCTGATTGCGAATTGCTTTTCCATCCGCACCGCCGGTTTTGGCTAGTGCATGCCCCTGGTTAACCGTAGCGTCTAGGCGCGCCATGAACGCCATCGCCTCATCAGGCGTGATTTTAGCGGCCGCTTCCTGCGCGGCTATTTGCTTGCGCCCCCTTTCTTTCGCCTCCTCGCTTACGGGCTGATCAGGCGCAAGATTAATTACCTGTAGCTTTTGCTCGGCATTCGCAACCAGCGCCAAAGTCATGCAAAAAGCTGCTCCAAATATCCTTTTCATCAACCATCCTCATGTTATTGACATCTAAATGATATCACCCACTTGGAGGGTTGCCGATCACGCCGCCTCTCTCCGACTTTCGAGCGCGCCATCAATCCACGCGACGCCAGCCTTCCAAAGCTGCCTGGTTTTCTCAACCTTAAAACCGAGCTTTTTACCAACATCAGACAGCGAGGTATCGCGCGATGTGTAGTACTTCATCAGCACCTTGCCGCATTCTGGGTAGCGCTTGAGCAGGCGCCCTATCAGGCGATCAATCATCAAGGCATCGTCATCAGTGATCATTGGCGACAGGATGGTGTTCTCGCGAGAAGCACAGCAGGACACACCAGAGCCCAGCACGACCCAGCGCCCCCAATGCTCCAGCAGATCCTCAGCGGTACGTTCTTTAAATGTTGGAGTGAAGGCCATGATCAATCTCCCTTGAAGGCCGAGCCACCCGGCCCGCGAGTATTGGTTTGCTGGTATAGCTCGGCCATGGTCAGCGCCTTTTGCGGCAACGTCGCAAGGTGACGCTCACGGCGGATCAACATGCCGAGCTGGACAACCAGGTCTTCCACCAGCAGCGGCTCGAGTGTTTCGGCGTGTACCAGTCCAGAAGCGTGGCAACCGATGCAATCCAACTGATGAAACACACCTCTTATGAACCCCTTCCCGGCACAGGACGGGCAATCAGTGAGCGGGATCTGGCGGCGCACAAAGGCGGGGCCATGCTGCTTTTTATCCATTTTTAAACCTCGCCTATGGTTGTTTCTTGAATGGCCTTGCAGGCCTTATGTTCTGTGGCTTGCAGCGGATTACCGGAATCTTCAAATCTAACGCCGGTCAATCCGTGAATCGCTGCAAACCCTTTCTGATCTAGATGCGCGTGCCACTGTTCGAGAGCGTCACGCTTGCGACTCATCACGTCGGACTGGATGTACACCTTCACGTTGTGGCCCATCGCGTGGTTGATCAGCAGCTCACCAATCAGGTGATCGATGCCAAGGTCTGCCCAACTGGTGCGCGCCACCTTGCGCAGGTCGTGGCTGGTCCAATCGCCCTGCCCCAGTCGACGAAACACTGCGCAGCCCTGAGCCTCGCCTAGCGCCTTGCCATTACGTGCCGGGAACAGGCACTGGCCCTCATAGCCTCGAGCGTATTGGCCTTCTCGATACCGGGTCAGCAGCGTGCATACTTGCTCTGTCAGAGGCAGGTGATGCTCGACACCGGTTTTCGTATTCTCGGCCGGGATGAACCATTCGCGTTCGGCCAGGCTGATGTGCGACCAGCGCGCCATCCGGGTTTCACCGATCCGCGTGCCATGGCAGAGCATCATCAGTGCGAGCATCGAATCCAGCGGCGCAGTGCTCATGACTTCGGCCAGTTGCCCGAGCAGGCCTTCCAACTGAACGCCGCGCAGACGGGACGGCTTGATGCCGACCTTTGCCTTAGAGAAGTCGTTGAACCGGATCGCTGCCATCGGGTTGGGCGTGATCAACCCCAGCTTGGCCGCCTGCCGGAATGACAAGGCCAATAGCTGGAACGCGGAACGCACGTAGTCGATGGAAACCGTCTCCTGCAGCGGCCACATCAGTAGGGTGTCGAGAGCAGCCTTGTCGATACCGATCAGGGGCAGCTCGCCGAGGCGCGGTTTCAGGTGGCACTTGATGATCGAGGCGCCGGTGTTTTTACGTTTGGTCGACAGATTGCGATCGCGCGACATGCGATCAGCGAACCAGTCCAGCAGTTCGCCAACAGCGTTCCACTTCGACAGGCTCGCGCTCTCCCCGGCGGCCAGACGCAGCCGAAGCGAAGGCAGCGCCGCTACAACCTGTTTGTGAGTCAGCTCGGGGAACGTGCCGATGGGATTCCACTTGCCCTTCAACACCAGGTACCACGAGCCACCGGTTCGAGCCTTGTTGAAGCGCAGGTACAGGCCCTTATTCCCAATGTCGCGTACGTCCTGTACGGTGCCGGCCACTTGGCGCTTGATCTCAGCTTCCGTGATCTTCACCGCGGCGGTACTCATGCGGCCCCCTTCACGGTGAGAATTCCAGCCCTGATCAGGGCTTCGTGGGTTTCGGCGATGGCGCGCGGAACGTCCTGCCAGTCGATCTCGACGGCGGCGCGGCCGTCGATCACGTCGTGGCAAGCGCAGCACGCGTACACCGCCACGGTGTCAAAGCCTTTCATGCCCATACCCTTCTGCCCGCAAGGCAGATGCGCGAGGACGGTGGTTTCTGGATTGCGATTGCAGATGCCTGGCATCCGGACGGTGCACTCTTGGCCATCGGCCGAGGCGCGAAGCTTCTTCGAGCTCACTCGCATGCAGGCTTCCCCGTCACGACGTCGACGACTTCGTAGGTCCCAGGCCACATCCACGAGCCATAACGCTTGGCCATGGCCTTGTCGGCAAACAGCGCCAGCGCGTGATCAGGCGGCGAACTCAAATCGACCTTGAACGAACAGCAGAACACTGCGAATCGATAGGTATCGATTTCGGGTACCGCAAGGCGACGGTCACACACGTTCCGCCCTCCCCGCACGCATCGCGCGCAAGTTGGCCAAAGCGGTGTTACCCACTTCGGGGTTGCGATCAGGCTTAGGCGCAGCAAGTTCAGCAATAGGGATAGAGCCTAGGGGTTCACCCTTCCAAATCTTCCTGCACTGGGCCAAGTAGTGACGCTCGAAGCTCGCCAAACCAAGTTCGCGCGAGAGCAATGGCAGGCCATGAAAACCAGCGGCCGCAGTAGCGTGGTAGACCGCAGCGTGCATCCACTTGGCCGAATCACGCATAGCGGGATGGCAGTTGCGAAGACCCTGGGCGTACGCTTTTTCGACGCTCGGCAATCCCAGCCCTTCAGGAGCAAAGCACCAGCTAACGAAAACGCCAGGCGCCGGAACAAATGCCGACTTACTCGCACTCAGGACGCGCATGCCGTGGTCGATTTGCTCCATCCGGTTGATCCCGGAGCGCATGAACTCGCCGAGCCATTCAAGCTTCGAGGCATTCATCACGGCCTCAGTCGGCCAAGACTGGCGCCATGCGCCACAGGCACCGCGAAGACGCAGGAACAAATCGTCGATGACAGCTTTGGTCGATGGATCAACCTCGGCCACTACTGGATCGGACGTCGGCTTGTAGATAGGGTCGGTTCGCCGTTCGGCAATAAGATCGCGTGCAGATTTCATACCCGAACCCCCTTGGCAGTCCAGTCACCGGTCGCATCCATCTCTTCCTCAATGTCGCCGGACTTCACAGCGCGATCACGCTTGATCCACTTAGCAAGGCGGTGGCACCAGCCGGCGGCGTTGTCACGGGTATCGGGTTTGGCGATGAAGAAACCTTTGAACGAGTTAATCAACTCATCGGTAGCCGATGAGATCGGCAAGCACATCAGGCGAAGCTGGTCTTCCAACTGTTTAGCGCTGAACTCCCAGTCGACAAACATCGAAAAGCGCTGGCGTGGATCTACGAGAGCTTGTCGATCCTGATCATCGACCACGCCAGAAAACTCGCGCTGCAGCTGCTGTTCGGTTACCTGATGGTTAATTGACGTATTGGGTGCAGCCGCTGCACCCCGTTCTGTCGTAGATTGCACCCCGTCCTGTTGTGGATTGCACCCCGTGCCGTCATTTGCACCCCGTTCCGAACGGGGTGCAGCATTTGCACCCCGCAATATTTGAAGGTCGTAAACGACTGGGCGTCGGTCATGGCGATCAATGTGAACAGCAGCAATCGCCTGATTGCCCTGCTTGATCAGTCCCGACTTCTCCAGGTCATCTAACTTGTAACGCACGGTGCGCTCGGATAGACCGGTGTCCTGAGCCAGGGTGGAAGCTGACGGAAACGCGCCAGTGCCGTTCGATCCGGCATAGTTGGCCAAGCACAGCAGGACGTGCCGTGCGCTAGCATCCTTGAGAACTTGCGTGGGCAAAGACAGCGCCCATGACATTGCTTGAACGCTCACAGCGAGGCTCCGATATTCAATTCGGCAAAACGAGATGACGTGTGTCGCGACACTTTTTGCGATTGACCAAAACGTGTCGCAGGAATGGAGGAATTACCGGGGGTGACGTTCGTATTCATAATGGCCCCTCAGTTTTTTGCGTTTTGAAGAAACCGGGTTGCAGCCCGGTTTTTTTGTGCCTGAAACTCAAGCTGCCTTCACCGAGCTTTCGAGCAAATGAAGGCTTTCGCGTACATGTCCGATCTCAGTGAGAATGTCGGTCTTCTCGCCGGATGAAACGTGCTGGTCATCCAAAGCCTCGTGCACAGCGATGGTCAGTTCAGCTACTTCCTTGCCGACATGTACCAGCGAGGCAGTCAGCTCTTTGGGTGCCGGCGCATCCTTCGGAACGAGCTCGAAACCGAACTGATCCGCCAACGTTTGCAACGGGCGCATGTCTTCGGTGTGCAGCAAAATCCCAAACAGATGCTCAATAGTCAGGTGATGCGCCGCGTTGTCCGGGTTCGAGCGCTGGAGCAAGCTCACGTGTGCCATGCACATCTTCCCGGCCAACTCCTCTGCCCCACTTTCCTTGACGGTGGTGTGGCAAGCCCTCAAGAAATCTTCCATTCGTAAAACCTCAAATTTGTTTCCGTGGCGTGATGCCAGTGGCGGAGTAGAATTCAACTCATGGATCAGGGCAGCTATGGGGCGTCGCTTTTACGCTCCGCTTTGAATTTCCCTTTGGAAAGAACCTGAATCTGGTACTGGCGGGACTCTGGGATCGTTTCCCCCCACATGGTCACGGCACTTGGATGGATTCCCAGCGCAACCGCTAACTTTTTCTTGCTGCCGAAGTGTTCGGCGACCTCACGCGTATTCATTGCGCATCCTCATTCGTGCGTGCCGCAATTTCAGCATGCTGAAGTTATGGCGTCAACGCAGAATTAAGCACTCTGCATACTTAAATTCAGCTAACTTAATATTGGCGTCATGGAAAGACACGAACGTATTGCCCGAGCCATTGCGCTCAGTGGGAAAAAGAAAGGGGAAATCGCCGCCCTTTGCGGGGTGGCGAATTCTGCCGTTACTCAATGGATCTCAGGCGAAAGTAAAAGTATTCGGCCTGAAAACCTTTACGCGCTGGCTAAGGCCACGGGGTTTAGGGCTGAATGGCTTGCAATCGGCGAAGGCGAAGAGGTTGAACCTGATTCGAATGTAGGCGCGGCTCGACAACCCGTGGAGTCGTTTCGATATCCGGTTATCAGCTGGGTAGCTGCAGGCGCGTGGGCCGAGGCTGTGGAGCCCTTCCCGCCTGGTTTCTCAGATCGGTACGAGCTCTCCGACTATGACTCCAAGGGAACCGCGTTCTGGCTGGAAGTGAAAGGCGATTCGATGACATCGCCGGTTGGCACAAGCATCACAGAGGGAACACTTATCCTCGTCGACACTGAGGCAGATGTGCAATCGGGCAAACTGGTTGTCGCAAAACTCGCCGATAGCGATCAAGCCACTTTCAAAAAGCTTGTTGATGATGGCGGCAGGCGTTTTTTGAAGCCGTTGAATCCCGCGTATCCAACTGAGATGCTGGCCGAAGACTGCCGCATTGTAGGTGTGGTAGTCCGGGCGCTGCAGAAGTTATAGCCCCACTTACTCCCTACCCGCTAACCCCAAGCCCGCCAAAAGCGGGCTTTTTGCTGCCCGAAGACAAAGGAGTACAAATGTACTCCTAAAACCTTGCCAATCAACTGCGCTGAAATAATACTGTACATTCATACAGCTAAAGGTAAGGAGCAACCATGTCTCTACGATCGACCGCGACACCCAGCACCACCACATCTTACGAACTCGCGGGCCGGCGCCTCCAGGCACTAATCGCTGCTCCGAGTGTTCAGAAGAGAATGGCCGTCACGGTGTCGAGGTTGGAGCACGAGGCCGAGGAAGACTGGCAGCGACTAATTGACGATATCAGCGAGACTGACGGTGTGATGGTTGAATCTTTACAAGGTGGTGCAATAAAGATCGGGTGGAAACAATACTGTGACGCTTGAAAGAAGCCCGCAAACGCGGGCTTTTTTACGGCCGTTCATTTCAGATTGCTGAATTATTTTATTAAGCATGCTTGACTGCTTGATTTCAGCTTGCTTAAATGGATTCAAGCCAGTACGCAGGCCAAGTAGCGAAAGCTACGCCGTTCTTTAACAATCAAAAATCTTCGCGGATCGATCCCCGGCAACGGGAACAGCGCGAAACACAAATTTCGATCCCCATGCCAGCTCTGGAACTGGCCGGGCTCTCTCATGAGAGCACGCAAAGTTGCACAGCCACCCGATGTGACGCCAGTAGCGGCAGCGGGCAGAGAGAGGACTCCGGCGTCGATGTGCAACGAGAAACGGAAAGCATCACTGAGCAGCCTTCTCGCGAGGGCTGCTTGGGATGACAACCGACAGGTAATCAACCATGAAGCACGCAACAGAAATTGCTCAGGTCGAAATGCACGCACTGATGCAACAGCGCGTCGATGTTCTGCGCGTCCTGATGATTCGTACCCAGGCAGCACGCGAGACGTTTGCGCGACTCGCAGGCCTAGTGATGCCGGAGAAGCAGGTGCGCTTCCAGGTGAGGACGGTCGGCAAGGCCTTCCATGTCGTAAATCTGTCCACCGGCAAGACAGCGGCGTTTCGCTGGACCTACAAGGCGGCGCTCGACATGGCGATTCAGTTCGAAGCAAAAGCCAACCGGCCAGCAGGAGGTCAGCAGTGATCGGCGTACCGCAACCTAACCCCCGAGACTGCATCGTCGCGAGCCTGAACGAGCAGCTGGATCAGTTTTTTGGCGCCGGCGGCAAGGCCCAGCAAATCCCCAGTGGCGTAACTGGCGATCCAAAGCTGGCATCCACCCCGCACCACGACCGTCTGCGCGTCGAGCGCAACAAGATCGCTCCGAGAGTGCGCGAACTGGCCGAAGCCGGCAAGACTATCAGCGAGACGGCCAAGACACTGCACATGCACGTCAAGCGGGTTGCGCTGATCGCCAGCGAGAACGGACTCAAGTTCAACTCATGAAACGCATCAGTAACCAGGCGACGACACGCCGCCCACAGACCTGGCTGGACTTGCCGGCCAGCGGAATTGGAGAGGTAGCCTCTAAAATAATAATCGTCACTACCGACTAAAAAAAGCCAGCTCTTAGGTGGAACCATTTCTTTTGAACATACGTAAAAACATAAAACGCTTATTTATGCCCAGATCTTCCTGGGTATGACCCCAAGCTCTCTCAAGCTCTGCCCGCAGCAAATGTTTATATGCGGATACATAACTCAAAATTTTGTCCTTGTCGTCCTGATAGCTAGCACTCGAAACTTTTTTTAGAGTCTCTAGCCCGGCCGACATTATTTTCTTGGACGTTTCATCATCCCTACTTAACAGTAAGTCAATTTTTGCTCTAAGCTGAGACGCTTTTGAACAGTTTTCAAAATACTCTGGCGTTTTCTTGTATCCTTGGTTCATAGTTACAGAGTTTGCTAAAAGCGTCATCAATTGAATAAGTTCAGAGGCTGCACTACGCAGCTCCACCATCCAGTGATGCCTGAAATTACTGATATTTGATTTTATCTGATTTCGCTGAACTCCAATTGTCAAAATAGCAACAAGAATTGCTACGATAACGCCTGCTGCACTTGGGCCGAATGCTATCCAGTCGGTATCTGAGCTTACATAGACAGTTAGTGGATGTTCTTTAGTACCGACAGAGGTAGTTGTCGCCTGATCAACAAGAATTCCTTTACCATCATAACGAATATCCGCAACATTCAATGTGTAACCTTCCATGTATCCACCCTTGTGTTTTTTCGGGATATTACGCGAGATGGCATAGATGCACCATCGTTAAGCCATCACGCTTATCTATTCGCTGAATCTCGTCCGTGCAATACATGGTGTTTGACCGCAGACAGCGGAATTGAAGAGGTAGGTCATGGCCAAGAGCAACGCGCAATTGCAGAAGGACAAGCGAGCCAAGGAGAAGGCGCTGCTGGATCGGATCGGCGCCGAGAAGCGATCGCTGATTGTGTCGAAAGCGCTCGCTGATGCACTTCAAGTGCTGGGCGAGCGCCACGACTTCGAGGAATGGCAGGAGACGGTGTCGACGTTCCTGATCAACATCGCTGGGGCGTCTACTGAAGAGTCCGCACGATTCGCCGACATGTCGCGACCTAAAATCATCATAAGCGAAAACATGTCACGGAAGCTGCAGCACTCCTACGAACGAGAGGCGCTGCGGGCTTTGAATGATGATTAGCCGAGACTGATTACACCCCCTTAACTGCGGCGGGAGTCTCTACGACGTCACGCAGAATGGTCGTGAATATCTTGTAACTATACATATTCGACATTGGGTCAGTTAAGACATCTCCGTCAGCTCCGACTAGAGTTCCGTCTCGGCGCACGAGAAATCGACCAATTTCTACCTCTACTCCTGCTGAGTTGCTAGTCGAGAGTATGGCCTCTGCATAACCAACTTGATCCTTTGCCAACGGGCTGAGCTCGAGTAAAAAGGCTTTCCCCAGAACCTTGCCTTTAATGGTATTGGCTTCCTCTCCAACACCTATCTCAACTAGATCTGGATAGTACTGCTTCGTTATGGTTTGCCAGTGTTCAAGAAGCCCCATAAACTCCCTCGCCGCGCCTGTCCAATCACGCTTGACGGTGTTCAAGTAACCTGAAAAAGCTTCTGGATCGCGACTGAAGTCCATGGAATCTGCTCCTATGATTTTTTGCCGGCCCCTTGCCGGTCACTTGTAATACCCCAACCCAAACCAAATTGCCACTACCGGTCACGGGGGGGGCATCTGGATAGTTCGAATATCGATGAGCGTCGACCATGCGGTCAAAGCATCAAACTATTCAAAGCGCGTTTTTCTCCGCCTTGAGAACTTCGAACAATGCATTTATCGATTCAGCTTCGGAAGTCTGACGCGCAACCATGTCCTCGAAGTCGTAGGGGCTCAGCGATTTGTCGAAACTGTGCTGCGAAAAAATGAAGGCAAGATCCTTTGCATGTTCACAGCTTTTGCGAATTTCAAACAAGTAAGCCATCCGCTCACCAACGACCATATTGGCGTGAATCTCGGCTGCGAGAGCGCATACCATTTCGAGATCATGAGCCTTATTGCCAAAACGCCAATCGGAGTAATCATCTTCACTTTTAAGCGCTCTCAGCAGTCGACGATGGATGCTCGTCAGTTCGCTGGCGAGATACATCAGGCTTGTAAGCGTGATACCAATCTGACGTTTTTCTTTAGCCTTCTCATGCCAGATTGGGAATGCAGCTGCCGCGCATATTGCAATCACTGAAAAAATTGCTTGGAGCCATGAGGCTAACCCTGGATGTGCCTCGATCCAAATAAAAACACCTTCAACCCACATTGCTGCTCCCTTGATCCGGCGCTATGCCGGGCCGACCACAAATAGCGCAACGGCGCGCAATACGCCAGCTCAGACAAAGCCCGGCGCTTCCACGATTCGGTGCGCGGACTCCATGTAGCTGGCCAGGTCGATCACCTCCCTGAGGAACACGACCACCTCCAGCTTCACTGCATCGTCCGGCAGCCCTATCCGTTTCAGCATCGCTTTAGCGTCCTCTCTAATAGCCGCTAACGCATCTACATCGCTCTGCAACCTCATGTCGGCCTCCTGCCAGTGTGAGTTGAAGCATAGACACCACCTACTTACGTGCCAGCCAGCGGAATTGAAGAGGTAGGCCATGGCCGAGGAACAGGAGCTGACGGCGGAAGCCATCAGACACCGTAAGAATCGCGAGAACGCGAAAGCAATGGACGCCACACCAAATATAATATAGATATCAAAGAACACTAAGATTCATGCATCTTGAAAACCGCTAGAGCAGCGGCATTGTTGCCCCATGCTGCTTTTGGCAATCGACATACATCCTCTTTCAACATCAAAATATCTATATCCAGATTGTCAAATAAATGAAACTCCTCAGCATACCTTTTGAAGCTCTCGCCTTTTTCGCTTAAGCAATTGTAAAAAATGAGAGCCAATTCGAAATCCGACAATAGCGACCTTACAACCACGCCCAATTTTTTCTTATCGGGGTACTCACTCTCCGACACGAATTTAAAAACACTGTAAAGTGACCTCATATAGACACCTAAGTCACTATGAAAATGCCCCCATACAACAGAGTAAGATTTCGTAAGTGCGGTGTCGTGTTTGCGCGTCTTAATAGCAGCAGAGTAGATTCTCTTCATTTCACGAAAAATAGTTTTAAGGCAGTCACGTCCAGTAGCTATTACCGCCTTTGTTTTACTGTCTACCAGATCAAGTCTATCGACAACATTTTGCTGCAATGTTAAACGACTGTAAAACTGCGTTTCAAATTGCTGCATGTCCGATTTTTCCTTTTGAGCGGATAGATCTCGCCGTTGGTACAGCAGAGTCGCAACAACACCGCTGCATGCCAGCGCTGAAAAAAGAGCGTTTACTACGCCAAACGCATCACCAAATGTCCCAGAACGAGTTCGATCTAGAACACCGAGTGGCGCGGAATCTAATCCAGCATAAAGATAAGTCCAATAAGCTATATATGCCCCTATGATAAATAAGATTATTAGCCCTATATAAAAATCAAGTCGCGATTTCTTATTCATTACCTGCTCCACTTTATCTGACTCCATGCCAGTTACCCGTAATACCCCAATCCAAACCAAATTGCCACCACCGGTCACGGAGGGCGGCGCGCACCCGAGGTCATCACCATTCCCATTCGCCAGATCATCATCCACAAGATCGAGAAGAAGCCTGACGGCACCCCAGCCATTCTTCACCTCGCTGACCGTACTCTTGCTGACCGTACTCTCGCTGATGCGCAGGTCGCCGATGATTTGATGCACGACCTAAACATCAGCTATAACGCCAAGGCCGGCAAGGCTTGGGGTCTGCTTCATGCTGAGTCAGGCGCGTACCCATTCAGCGGCTGGCTCAGTAATATATGGCCCGCGGATCGGTGCATGGTGACGGCGTTGCTTTCCGCGACTTTAGCCAGATGGCTGCCGAGCACCTGACCAAGCTGATGGAAGAATCGAATCTCACGGTCGGCGGTCATGCTCTCTTCTGTCACTACCAGCAAGGTATGACGCAGTACCTGACCATCGCGCTGCTCCAGGAAGTCGAAGCGTGGACGATCAACGAGCACCTTCTGACAACAACTGTTCGCCGACTCAATCTTGATCACTTCAGCCTGGCCGCTCGAATCAACCTCACAGAGTGGAAGGAAAACCCATCATCGAAACAATACATCTCGTTTTTCAAGGGTAAGCAAGGGCGCAAATCCAATGAATACTTTCGCGACTTCATCGGCTACCAGGAAGGCGTCGACGGCCAGGGAGAAACGCGAACCCTGCTCAAAGCGTTCAGTGACTTCGTCGAGAGCTAAGATCTGCGGAAGACTCCGCCCGCGAGAAGACGCACACGTTTGTCAGTTACTCGATGGCCCAAGCCAAGTTGGGTGAGCCGATCACTATCGACGAGCTGTCCGAGCTGATCAACGAAGACCGGCCCAAGGCGTTCGTCAACTTCATCCTCGACAAGGAATACGGCATGTCGCCAACCATTCCGGCTGTTAAGAAGACCCTGAACAAATTCCGGCGCTTCACCGGTCGTGCCGAGGGCCTGTCGATCAGCTTCGAGCAGCACTTGCTAGGATCGCAGATTGAATTCGACGAAGCCGGCGGGACGATGACCCGCGGCCTGCCAACCCAGCTTATGGAACAGCTCAAGCGCTCAGGCGTCTAACCTGTTTCTCCTGTTGCGAGAGAGCCTCGGTACTGGCGCTGCAAGCCGCTAGCGCCACCGAGCAAGGTCGGCAATCAGTCGAAGACTTCTGCCTCAGCATCCAACTTTTCATCAGGAAGGCTGAGCAGGCGAACAACCTCATCGCTGATCAGCCGCAAGGCCTGAACATCGGATTTCGCGCTCATCGCAGTCACCTTCTCATTCGCATTGAGCTTCAACTAATGCCCGCTTCTACGAATCACGCCAGCCGAAGCGGTGCTCAATTTTCAAAAGATTCAATCTAGGAATTTTTCGTATTTTGTCGGCAGCAAAGCGACTTCTCCCCAACCAATGTTCTTCACACTCAAACCGCCGCCATTCACACTTATTTTTCCATAGAAAATAGCAAATCGGTCAATCGATTGAGTATTAAGATTATGCAGATCAGCCTCATGCTGTGAAATCATCACAGAGAAGTCCCCGTAGCCGCCTTTTGCTTCAAAAGCCAGTTTCACAAATCGAGTGCTCTGCGGACGCTTACCTGGTTCGTAAATACTAACGATTCGTCCATATCCAAGAATTGGGCTCTCGGTAGTGGAAACAAGTGTTGTCACATTACGGAGAGCATCGAGGAGTAGCTGCGCATGCTGCTTCTCTGGAAAAACATAGTACTTATATAGATTTTCATCGAATTTGGTGCATAGTCCTCGCACCGTGGTCAGAGTGCTTGGAAGATTGAATTTTTCACCTCGATGGCGCCCAATAGCAACCTCTGATACTTCACCTTGCTCATCCTCCACCGCTGTTTGATTATAAACTTCGGCTTCTTTGTCGGGTGAAACAGGTTTATCTTTCAAGAAACCCTTAACGATGACTAGTTTTCCGTCGGCGATAGCCTGGGCTGCCTCCTCTTCGGTCAAGTATTTCTTTCCTTCAGCCTTATTCGTTCTTAGGCCGCACTCAGTCACGATGTTACGTCGATGTGCATAGTAAGCATTCTTGCCCTTTTTGTTGGCCTCTTCCTTTTCAGGCGAGCGAAACAGGGGGCAGCAGCACTCAGGGCAAAAGAGCGCGCCCTTCATCTCTGGCTGATACTCAGATACGAGCACCGGTCTTCCATTGGCACGCAAAGTCGCCTCGCGATCCTGCCTGAAAACCCAGCCAGGAAGATGCAACGCGTGCTTTATTCGATTGCTAGCCCAGTTTTGAGCCTTTTTACCAGATCCGTCAGCCATTTGAACCGCTCCGTGTAGGGACTGAGCGGTTCAAATACAACAGATAAAGGCAAAAAGCCATACTCCAAAGGTATTCCCTATGCTCACAGAAAACAAACCGGCCGTGCCGATGCCGACATTGGCGACCGGCGCCGCGCTTGATGCTTCGACCTGAACCGACTTCGTCGAACGACTCCGTTATCACTGCAACGGCGCCGGCGTTAAGCGGAACCTCACTGCCGCCGTGATTTTCACCGTGCAGACCAAGCGAATCGATTACGACTATGGGATCGACTTCGCCGAAGGCCGCGTCGTGTGCCGCAGTACTACGCCTGGGAGGTCGAAGCTATCAAGGACGCGACTTTCGAAAGCACGCTGATCTACAGCCAAATTCACTCGAGAACGCTTAGCAACCCACTTAGTAGAGATAATTCAACTCAATAACTTTGATATCAAATCTTTTGAATCATCACTGACATGTTTAATCCTTAACCTCACATTTTGGCATACATCGCTAACTTGAAGACCCAACTGGATGAAATCTACAGAAGCTCCATCCGAAGTCATATATTCGATATTCTGCACATGACTCTCAACTGCGATATCAATATCCTTTGGCACATCAGAAAAAGCCGCCAATTCACTCTGAGAGAAAAGCGTTTCCAGGTCATCCCAGCAACGCTCAACACTTAGGCATTGACGACGCCACTTTACCTTCGCTTCGTGCCTCATATCCATTGCTCTAGTTCCAGAGCTTACTTCATTAGTATTTCTCCGCATACAATCAAAATATACAGACTCGATATATTTTTCAGCAGAGTTCCCGGCATCCAAAATCTCTCGCAGCCTTTTCAAGGCTTTAAATTTTTCGGAATGCTTAAATTGCGGATACCAGATATTTAACGCATAAATCGCCGTTATAGCTGCGCCGATGGTTGCCAAGCTAGCCACCGCACCCAAGAAAGCAACAAAACCAACTTCTCCCGTTTTTGTAAATAGAAAGCTGAATACGACTCCCGCTAAAAAAAGCAACGAGCAATATAGACACATCAGTACCGTGTTAAATCGCTTCACCGAACACACCCTCCATTGGTAAGGCGATGAGTGTAGCTATTCCTCCTCCCCCTTCAAAGTAAGCCGCTATAGCGGCAAGGACGACTCATGTCTGAAGAAATCAGATTGATCCAGCCAGCAAAGGTCGTGCGCGACGAAATGGGCTCGTTCCAACATCCGGATATCCCGGACTTCGACGAGGGTGACGGCGACAAGTGCAAGGCCTGGGTAGCGGAGCAGGGTTTGACCGTTGAACCTGCGGAGGATCAACAGCATGCACCACTATCAATTACTGCTGCTCAGCCGACCTGCCAATCTCTTCGCGCGCAGGGATTGTCCAATCCGAGGCTCTTTTCTCATAGATTGATTGTTCTTGCTTTGCAGGCTCGTAACCAAAAGCTAAAAAATAAACTGCAAGTGAAAATGCCGCTAATCCAGCTCGGCCAACTGGATCCGCGTCCTTGGAAAGACGTCCGCCAGGCGCAACGTGAATGGCTGCTCCCCTTATAAATGCGAACACTGCTTGACCAAAAAACACCTGGATAAGAAGCACAGTCCAAAAACTCTTCCAATCTCCAATGAACCGAATACAGATGTTTAGAAGCGAGGCCGTGGTCATGAGCAAGAGCCACCAATACTGACAGCGCCTCAAAAACCCCATAACTCGATTGACCGCTCTCAAAGCTAATACTCCATTCAATTAGTTTGCAAATCAGCGTACTCAGATATCGGCCAACGTAGCCCGATCCTAAACCACAACCCCCTTGAAAGTCAGCCGCTATAGCGGCAAGGGCGCCCCCCCTTCGGCCGCCACGCGCGGAATGGAGCATCACAATGGAAACCGAAATCCTCTCCGACGAGGAACTGGCTGCACTCACCGGCTACAAGGCTCGGGCCTACCAGCGCCGATGGCTCATTGATCGCCAGTGGGTGTTCATCGAAAGCCGCGGCAAACGCCCACTCGTGGGTCGGATGTACGCACGCATGAAACTGGGCATGATTAACCCCGCCATTGCCGACCCAAACCCGCCGCCGACAGTGCCGGCATGGACGCCAGACTATTCGCGAGTGAACTGATATGCGCCCCCGCAAGACCGAGCACCAGCACCTCCCCCCTCGGATGTACAAGCGTTCTAGGAAGCGTAAAAACGGCAACATATGGACGGCTTACTATTACCGAGATCTGCTCGGCCACGACATTCCGTTGGGCAAGGATCTCGACAAGGCCAGACTTAAATGGGCCGAACTGGAAGCCAAGGAGAAGCCGCTAGACCTGCGCACCATGAAGGGAATCTTTGACCGGTACATACGTGACGTGGTGCCTAAGAAAGCACCGCGAACGCAAAAGGACAACCTGGCGGAAATCAAGCAGCTTCGGCCGATGTTCGATAGTGCCCCTATCGACTCAATTACGCCGGCAACAATTGCTGGCTATCGGGATGCGCGGTCAGCAAAGGTCAGGGCAAATCGCGAGATAGCAACTCTATCCCACATTTTCAATATTGCCCGTGAATGGGGGCTGACGACAAAGGAAAACCCCTGCCAAGGTGTGCGCAAAAATAAGGAAACGCCGAGGGATTATTACGCCAACGATTTGGTTTGGGATGCGGTGTATATGAAGGCAGCTCAGGAGCTGAAAGAAGCGATGGATCTGGCTTATCTGACGGGCCAGCGGCCTGCCGACGTGCTGGTCATGCGCAAGGATGATGTGGTGGGCGGGTATCTAACTGTTCAGCAGAACAAAACGCACAAAAAGCTGCGTATTCAGATGACGACCGCCGGAGAATCAAACAGCCTGGGCAACTTAATTGCGGCGATCATTGAGCGAAATGTTATGCACGTTTCGAGCTACTTAATCATCAACCGAAGCGGCAAGCGTATGACGGCGACGATGCTTAGGAAGCGATGGGATGCGGCTCGAGAAAAGGCGAAACTGGAGGCACTAGAAAAGGGCGATGAGCTGCTTGCAAAACGGATTGGTGAGTTTCAGTTCCGGGACATTCGCCCAAAAGCCGCTTCGGAGATCAGCGATGTGGGTGACGCCAGCCTGCTGCTTGGACACACGAAAGGCGACATTACCGAACGGGTTTATCGCCGCATTGGCGCCATCGCCAAACCCTCAAAATAG